GCGATTTCATCTTGTTGGTTTATCCATATTCCGTAGATACCCCCACTATTTGAATCGCAACTCTTTAAAATCGCCTCTAAGGCTTGACAAGTTGGCATAATTTTTTAGTTTTATATAAAGGGAGTTGCCTCCCTCTATGAGTGAATATTAAGAATAATTAAGAGTAGAAAACGATGTCCTTACCATTTACATAGTCAAAGCCAATTTTCATATTCGCACGAGTACGGATGTAAGGCTCAGCAACTGTATCAGATAAGTTAACTGCTCTCAAGTCGCTTGGGTCACCTTCACCATCAAAAAGATAAACTAAATTGTCTTTCAACGTCATTACAAAAGTGTTGTTTGACATACCCGGACAAAGAACTATTTTGATACCTAAGTAAGTTAAAGCCAAATCTTGAGTAATAAAAGCTTGAGTGTTACCTGCAGCCACACCTCGACGATAAATGTTTACCAATTGAGTTGGTAAATAGAAACGTAAATCAGCTGTTCTAGATGCGATAGAAGCAGGTACTAAAGCGTAAGCAGCATCTAATTTAGTCAACAAAGTAGCAAAAGTAAGAATAGCACCTGTACCACCATTGATAACTGTATCAGTAGGAGCAGTTAAACCTGCAGTCAATTTAACTTCATAACCATCACACAAAGAAAGTGGGCCACTTGGTAAAGAGCTATCACCTTGCCATCTCAATGACTCAATAGAACCATTAATTGAATTAGCCATTTCTGACCAATAAAAAGACATAAAAGATGCAACAGAGAAATCTCCGTTTGAACCTGCAGCCATTTGTAAAGATACGAATGATTGCTCCAGATCAAATTGGCAGATCTGCGCCATACTGCTCAAGGCACATACCGACATCAATTTAGCTGTAAGCTCATCTTGTGGTGCAGTGAAAGCACAGGTAGATGGTTGAAGAATGTCTCCAAAAGTTACTGTTCCAATTTTAACTTCATATTTTACACCCGGCAAAGTTCTAAAGTTATCTACTATGTCACTTGAACCCAAGTAAGCTTGAGCGTAAAAGCTCTCAGCGTTTGGTGTAAGAGTTGCCCCTGCACCATTTAATAAATCAAATTTTAATTTTCTCATTGTTTGTTGTTTTTTATTTGTTGTTAAATTTATTGAATATACTAAGTCTTTGCTGCACGCTTAAAGCTACAGCCTCCTCAACCACCTCTTCTTCTGTTTCTACTACAAGTGATTCTTCTAACTGATTTTTAAGGTCAGCTATCATAGCAACAAGGGCATCTACTTGCTCTGTAATTAATGGCCGAACTATCTCTAGTATAGCCTCAGCATCCATTGCAGGGTCAACAGCCATTGTTTCCTCTTCTACCACTTCTTCTTCTTCAACTACAGTATCAGCTAGTTGAGCCTCAACTACTTCTTCTTCTCTAATTTCAGTGATCTCACCACCAACAACAACGTAGATTTTGCCGTCAATTAAGTGTTCACCATCCGGTAATTTATTCATATTATTTAGTTTATATTGTTTCTCTTCTTTTAACTTCATTCCTAGATAGCCTTCGATTGAAAATCCAACTTGACCATCTGCTACTAATTGTGCATAGTATTCTTTATCTGTTACCTGTGCCGTCACCATTAGTGTGCCTTCCGGAACTTCTATGCCAAAACTTGAGTATGCTTTGTCCTCTCTAGGAGTATCCACAATCCAAGCTTCGAGTACATAAGCAGGTACTGTCTTATCGGTATCGTGTTCTAAATTGAATAAGTCTTTGTTAGACATATCACGCATAAATTTTGCGTGAATCTTTTCAATTTCCTCTACTGAAAATGAAACATAGTACTCCTTACCATCTTCGTCATCTTTACGATAAATCTCCATAGGTATGAGGGCAGGTGCAACTATTCGATATTTTATGTCATCGGTAAAAATCATTGGTTTAGCCTGAGAATTGAAGGCTAGGCCCATCACCCTTATGGCAGGAGTTGATGTGAAGGCGATTTGTTCAATCCCTAAATCTTCTCCGTTTTCAGAGTATTCAGGGTCAATTGTGATTTTATAAACAGGAAGATTATCTTTTGCCATACCTATATTATAATTATTTATATATTTGTAAAAAAAAAACAATTATGATAACTATTTTAGGAAAAGAAATTCCAAACCAACTTGACGAATTGACAATAGACCAATTTGAAGTAATAACCGAACTTAGCAACAATAAGGAACTTGATGCTGTAGATAGGCACCTGCAGATTTTTGGTAGCTTAGGCTTAGCTGAAAGTGAGTTTTACGATGTCGATGTGGCTGACTTTATCGAGTATACAAATCAGTTCAACACTATACCTGAGATTGAGTACCCTACTATCTCTAATATAGAGTTAGCAGGTTATAGCTATACAGCTGAGTTAAAGCTTACAGTTCGAGATACTAAGTTAATTGAAAAGATAGCCATATCTAAACCAAAAGGATACATATCAGATATACTAGCAATTTTCTTTAAAAGAGATGACCTAACACCTGCAGAGCATTACGCTGAAGCCCACTTAAAATTAAAAGCTAAATTAATTAAAGAACTTAAAGCAAACATAGCTATTCCTTACTTGCTATTTATTACGAACAAGCTAATCAAACAAGTAGATAAAGTAGAAGATGTACTTGCCGAAGAAGTGGAGTGAAATAACGCTTGAACAGTTTATTGAGATAAATGAGATAGACAAAAGTCAAGGAGCTAATAGCTATAATAGTGAATTGATTTCTATCGTTACTGATATGAGCTATGAAGAAGTAGATGAGCTTGATTTAGATGATATGGTAAAAATGATTGCTGATATGAAGTGGTCAAATACAGAACCATCGAAACAATATAACCATAATCTTCTAGGAATGAAAGTCAAGCCATTTAGTAAACTTTGCTTATACGAGTATATTGACCTTGACTATTATTTTACCAATAATTACATAACTAACTTAGATAAGATTTGTGCTATCCTTTACAGGCAAACTAAGGTAAATGAGTGGGGTGAAGAAATAATTGAACCTTATGATTACGATTGTACAATAAGAGCAGATAAGTTCTTAGACCTTCCAATTACAGAAGTATATGGCCTTATTAATGAGTTCCTAAAGTTTCGTGATAATTTTCTAAACACATATAAAAATTTATTTAATGGCGAAGAGTTATCGGAATTATCAGAAGAAGAGAAAGAAGAACTTACAACTGAAGAATTGAAAGAAGAAGAAGATATTAAGAAAGAATCAAAATGGAGTTGGGAGAGAATGATATACGGCCTGTGTAATAATGATTTGACTAAATCTGAAGCAATCGGAGCATTACCACTTACTTATGTGTTCAATATGTTGGGAATGAAAAAAGAATTAGACATCTAGAGGATAGCCATCAACCCACGTTGCAGGAGCTTCTATCGGAAAGAATGAATATACGATAGCCTTTTGACCTTCATAAATTTTAGCAATGTCCATTATAGGATATTTTTGCGTAAGCCATTCAGTGTACTGTTGATATATTTCAGTAGTAATACCGGAAGCATCTAATTCTTGTGTGAATTGTCTCACCAAATCATAAGGCTCTATTACTCCACCATTCCATAAAGTAGCACCATTGTTAAGATACATAAAGTAATACATCGCTATTATTTCAATTTCTATGTTACCCAAAGCAGGTACTTTAGCATTTATCCTGATACTATCTACAAGTGTCCCCTCTTGAAATAGACCATTTGCCATAATTATTCTCTTTAATATGGCTGCCATTCTTCTTCTAGTAGGATAGAGAACATTGAAAGTTGCAGATACAGGATAATTCGCCATTTTAGTAAATCATTAAATTTAATCTTGTTATTGTTCCATCTTCTAATAGAGTTGAATTTTGTACTGATGCTATCAGATAGTAAGGTGTGGCAAGTATATAAGCTACGCTAGTCATAGCTCCACTAGATAAATCTGTACTTATAGGGTTAGTTGGTAGATAGCATTGAATTGTATTATTAGTAATGTAAAAATCTCTAGCGACCCTCTGCATTTGTCCCGAGCCTGTCATATTTGCACCTTGAGCTATCTGTGTAGCGCCTACTAAACTATTAATCGTGTTAATGTAAAACCTTATGTTAGCTGTACCCGAGCCTCCTACCTTACGAACTTGAGACCTTAGCTGTAGTACTTTTGTAGCTACTAAGGTATTAGCAGGGATAAGGATAGATGCACTAATAGTATTGGTAGTAGAGTTGTTTACTAATGTTCCGGTAGCATTTCCAATTGTAGTGTAAGGGCTTGAACCTGCAATAACAATATCTCCACTACCTAGCAATGATGTTGAATTAATGGTCTTTATGTTTGTTCCACTTACTAGCGTGTCTTGCTTAGCATTTAATGCACTTTGCAAATCAGTTTGAGCAGGTAGTAAACCTGTGATACTTCCCCAAGTTGCAGTGCCACCACTAGCAGCTGCGATAATCTGAGCTCCTGTGATAGTGTTATTTACTTCTACACCACCAATTATAGAAGTGCAATCAAGCAAATCTGTTGGTTGTAAGTCGCCGATATGTGTAGGAGCTGTGACCCTCCAATTACCCCACCATCCCATAGCTTAAATTGTTGCGTTTTCCCAAGCTTCTATAACATTCAAACTATTAGGAGTACCTGATAATGCTATCACTAGATCCTCCATATAATTCTTAGAGTTAGCAGCATCACCACCCTGAGCATCTAAGATATCAAACATTAAGCACTTAGAATGATTAGGATTAACTCCATAGTATTCAGCTATGCCAATGAGTAAGCTAGTATTATCATATCCTGTTACCCCTAAGTTATCTGCTATTTGTTGTAGTGTATTGTTTGCCATACCTATATTAGTTTAGTAAAGTGATTTGTTTAGATTGGTACGGCACAATCAGTCCAATCGTTTACTGTTAGTGTTATACTCATTTGGTAACCGGCAGCGTAATCTAGCAATTCATTATTTATAGGTGTGAATGTAGGAACGCCTACCACATCAAACGAATAGTCACTACTATCCGTAAAGTACACGTTTAGATCGCTGAGTATCTGCTGAGTGTCGCTTAAAATGGTTATGATATTCGCTCTATCTTTTTGAATTATATCGTAACAATATATATCAAAGTTGAACTCTGTTGTGTTCTCAGTTGGAATAACTCCACTAGGCACAATATAAACGAGCGGATACTTCTCATCTTGAGTAGCAAAGTTATAAAGTTGCTCTTTAAAATCACTACCTACTTTGAACACTTGCTTATGAGCTGTGTAAAATGCAATGATGTGATTGGTTATTGCTTGAAGGCTGTTCATAGTTCGGCGTTTTTATTTATCATATTTATTTTATTTTGTACATTGGTTATTTGAGTTTCACTAACCACAGCTGTCACTGTCATATTATTATCACTAGTACTTTCTCCTCCTGCATTAAAGCTATTAGAATTATTACCTTGACCAAATAATTGGGCTGCTTGAGGTAAAACTGTAGCTGCAGAAGTTCCTCCTGTATCACCACCACCACCACCGCCACCACCACCTGCACTAGGTGCTGTACCGGGTGACGAAAGTATTTGTTTTGCTTTGGCGACGTTAGTAGCAATTTGAATAATACCTGCAGCGAATTGAGCAATACCTGCTCCTCCTGCTGTCACAGCATTAAATGGGTTCATATTAGCGGCAGCCACCAAAGACGAGATAGCCTTAGCCGTGTCTATACCTATTTGAATTAAAGCACTTGCCTTGTTAAATTTCTCAAGTTTCTTTTGGTCTTTGATAAGCATTCCCCCTAAGTTACTCAAGCCATCAACTGTGTCTTTAGCAAAAGCTAGTTTAGAATCTCTGACTTGTTTTTCTTTTTCTATTCTAGCAATAGCAGCATCATTCTCAACTTTTTCAATATCTGCTTTATGCTTATTTTCCAAAGCTAGTAAAGTCTCAGCATTACCATTAGCAAGTTCTTGCTCTTTTAGATACTGAGCTTCAATGGCTAATATTTTCCGTTGGTCATCAGTTAATCCTAATTCATTGAGTGAGTTCAATAGAGCCTGTTGGTCAGCTATCTTTTTATCTCCTCTAGCTTTTGTGGTAGCTGCATCTGCTTTTGCTAACTCATCTCGAATTTCAATAAATAGTGCAGAGTCTGCCCCATATTTTTCTTTGGCTGCATTAATAGATTGGTTATAGGCTACCTTTTGCTGTTCTGCTATCTTAGCCTCACCTTCCACCATATTGGCTATCTTCAATGCGTTTAGAGCTTGAAAGGCTTCGTTTTCTTTTTGCTTTTTTGCCTGATCAATTTTAGCCTGCTCGTTTGTTTCTGCTAAATTAAATGCTTTTAGCAATGTTGCTTTTTCAGTAGCATTTTTAGTAGCATCTTTAAGTAAGTCAGCTCGTAGCCTTTCGTACTTTTCTTTAAGTGCCTCTGCTTCTCTTTTTGCATCATCTTTTATCGCAGCTATTCGTAAATCTTCAATTTGCCTTTCAGCA